TGCTCTCCGCTGCGGTGGGCGAGCATCTCGCGGGTCGCGGCAGCAAGGCGGCGGTCCTCGCGCATCGGGATGAACTGACCCTGCAGAACGACGCGAAATTCCGGCGCGTGAATCCCGGCATGACCACCTCGGTTGTCGATGCCAGCCAGAAATCCTGGGCGGGCCAAGTCACCTTCGCCATGGTCCCCACACTGACGCGCCCAGCAAACCTGGACGCCATGCCAAGGCTCGACCTGCTGGTGATTGATGAAGCCCATCACGCCATCGCGCAGAGCTATCGGCGCATCATTGACCGCGCGCGGGAGCAAAACCCCGATTGCCGTATCTACGGCGTGACGGCCACGCCCAATCGTGGCGATAAGGTCGGGCTGCGGGAGGTGTTTTCCAACGTAGCGGATCAGATCCGGCTGGGTGAATTGATCGCCTCCGGCCATCTCGTCCCACCGCGAACCTTCGTCATTGATGTCGGCGTGCAGGATGAACTGCGCAATGTCCGGCGCAGCGGCGATGATTTCGACATGAATGAAGTGGCCCGGGTGATGGACAACGTCCCGGTGACCGATGCCGTGGTCAAGCACTGGAAGGAAAAAGCCGGGGACCGGCAGACCGTCGCTTTCTGTTCCACTATCGCGCACGCCGAGAATGTCGCCGCAGCTTTCAACGCGGCGGATATACCAACCGTCATGGTCACCGGCGATATGGGGGAGGCAGAGCGCCGCGCAGTACTCGCGGCCTATGCCTCGGGCGAGGCACGCGTCATCGTCAATGTCGCAGTGCTCACCGAAGGCTGGGACCATCCGCCCACCTCCTGCGTCGTGCTGCTGCGGCCGAGTTCCTACAAGGCCACCATGATCCAGATGGTGGGGCGCGGGCTGCGCACCATTGATCCGGTCGAGCATCCCGGCATTATCAAGCGCGACTGCATCGTGCTGGATTTCGGCACTTCCTCACAAATCCATGGCTGCCTGGAACAGGACGTGGATCTGGACAGCCAGCCCGGTACCGGTGAGGCACCCACCAAGACCTGCCCGTCCTGCGAGGCGGAAATGCCCATCGCCGTGATGGAATGCCCGATCTGCGGTCATGTCTTTGAACCAGCCAAGCATGTTGCCGGGCCGCTCACCGATTTCATCATGACGGAAATCGATCTGCTCTCGCGCTCCAGCTTTGAATGGTGTGACCTTTTCGGCGATGACGCATCGCTGCTGGCCAATGGCTTTCATGGCTGGGCCGGTATCTTTTTTCTAAACGGTGCCTGGCACTCGGTGGGCGGCGCCCGGGGCGAACCGACAAGGCTGCTTTCCATCGGCGAACGCCTGGTCGCACTTGCCGCCGCGGATGATTGGCTGAACGAGCACGAGACCGATGAAAGCGCCCATAAAAGCCGCCGCTGGTTGCGTGAGCCACCGACCGAGCGGCAATTGGCGCATCTCCAGCCCGAGCGGCGCAGCGATTACAGCCTGACGCGCTATCACGCCTCGGCGCTGCTGACCTTCAAATTCAATCGCAACACCATCCGCTACCTGATCCAAAATGCGCAGGGCGCCAATCTGGCGAGGGCAGCATGAGCCATGACGCGCGCTGCCCAATACCCCTGCGCCGTCTGCGCGTGCCCGGCGCTTGGCTTTGGCTGGTTCGACCCAGTCAAGCAGAAACAGCGCCGCCCGTCGGTCATGTTTTGCGGCATGGCCTGCCAGGGCTTTTGGTCGCGCTTGGCACGGAGATCGCCCACCATGGTTGATCTGTCCGAGCAGGAACAAGCCGCCATGCGCGCTGCCATGCGCAACCTGGGCGAAGCCATGCACGAAATCGGCTGGAACACGCGCCTTTGCGATTTGAACGAGGCCCAGGTGCTGACGCTGATCGAGGTCGCGGTCGGCGCCTTTCAGGACGCCATGCGGGCGAGCGCCCGGCATGAAATCGGGGAGATACCTTTCTGATGCTAGACTTCAACAGCCGCAGCCAGGCAGGCCTTGTGATCAACGCTGCGATTGATACCGCGCTGGAGCAGGACAACGCTGCCCAGGCACCGCGCAACTATCTGGGTGGATCGCGCCTTGGGCATTCCTGTGAGCGCGCGCTGCAATTCGAATACCTCCAGGCGTCCAAGGATGAAGGTGCCGGCTTTGACGGCAGGCTGCTCCGCATCTTTGCCATCGGCCATGTGCTGGAGGATTTGGCGGTGGCCTGGCTGCGCGGCGCGGGCTTTCAACTGCTCACGCGCAAGGGCGATCAGCCAGAGGCACCACAGTTCGGCTTTTCCATCGTGGGCGGGCGCATTCGCGGCCATGTGGATGGCGTGATCGCCGGCGGGCCCACCATTCCCGGCATGGCGTTCCCCGCGCTCTGGGAATGCAAGACCATGAACGCCAAGGCATGGCGCGAGACCGCCAGCAAGGGTGTCGCTGCCGCCAAGCCCATCTATGCCGCGCAGATCGCGATCTACCAGGCGTACATGGACGCAGCCATTCCAGGTGTTGCGGATAACCCGGCGCTATTCACCGCCATCAACAAGGATACCGCGGAACTGCATCACGAGCTGGTGCCCTTCAACGCGGAATTGGCGCAGCGCATGTCAGACCGTGCAGTGCGCATCCTGCGCGCCAGTGACGCCGGCGAATTGCTGCCGCGCATCGCGCTGGCTGCTGATCACTTCGAATGCCGCTTTTGCCCCTGGGCAAAGCGCTGCTGGGACCAGACTGCATGACGGTGTGGAGCGATTTCAACGACGCCCCATCGGCGCTGGAGGACCGACTGCCCGCCGAAGGGCAATCGATCGCCACACCTGCCGCGCCGGATCTGGAACAGATCAAAAGCTTTCTGTCGGTGGCCTTCAGCTATTGCGAAGGGCTGATCCCGGTGCGCGGCTTTGTCGATCAGGGCCAAGGGCTGACGATCAAGCCGCATAATATCTGGATCCCCGCCGATGCAACCGCGCCAGAATTGCTCGCCACCTATGCCACCTGGGCTGCGCGCGAAGGTAGCGCCGTTTATGTCATCCCCGGCACGGTAGCAGAACATGGCCAGGCCCGCGCCGAGCACGTGCTGCAAATGCAGGCCATGGTGGTTGATCTCGATACCGGGGATATCGCGGCCAAGCTTTCCCACCTGTTGCAGCACCTTGGGGAACCAACGCTGATTGTCGAAAGCGGTGGGCGCACTACCGAAGGCGCGGCCAAGCTGCATGTCTGGTGGAAATTGACCGAACCGGCTGCGGGGGCAGAGCTTGCGCGGCTTTGCGCCTTGCGCGGCGAGATCGCCGATAAGGTCGGTGGCGATCCGCATTTCCGCTCCGCCCATCAGCCCATCCGCGTTCCCGGCACGGTCTATCGCAAAGCGGGCGCGGAACGCATCGTCACGATCCGCACCCACAACCCCGAGCGTGAATTGGACCTTGGCGACTTTGCCGAGGCCATTGCCGCCATGCCCTTTCTGCCAGGCCAGGATCGGCCACAGGCGGGCACCCAGGCCGATAGGCCAGGGCTCGGCGCCATCCTTTCCACACCCGTGCGCGAAGGCGCCCAGGACGCCTGGACGCGGTTTCAGGGTGCCAGTGCCGCCATCGGGCATTTCATCCGCCAGGTGCATGAAGGCCGCATGACGCCCGACGAAGGCTGGGAAGCCATCTGTGGCTACAACGCCGCCTGTCTGCGCCCGACATGGCCGCTTGAGCGCCTGAAGGCTGAGGCTGACGCTATCTGGGCACGGCATGTCACGCGCAATGGGCCCGCGACGCTGCGTGCCGAAGCACTGCCAGCCGAAATCGCATCCTACCCGCTTGGCGCCCTGCTGGATGATACCTCGCCCATGCCTGATGATTTGATCGGGCCGCGCCTGCTGACGCCAGGGGGCATGCTGGTGCTGGGTGGCGCGCCCAAGGTCGGCAAATCCGATTTCCTGATCAGCCTGCTGATCCATGCCGCTGCCGGCGCGCCATTCCTGCGCTTTACCGCCCCAAGGCCGCTACGCGTTTTCTACCTCCAGGCCGAGATCCAATACCACTACCTGCGCGAACGCCTGCAGCAGCTTCGGCTGGATCCGGCGATCCTGGCCAAGGCGCGCGATACGCTGGTGGTCACGCCAAAGCTCCGGCTGCTTCTGGATGAACAAGGCGTGGGGCTGGTGGCCGCCGGCATCCGCAGCGCTTTCCCCGATGCGCCGCCCGACATCATCTGCATCGACCCGATCCGCAACCTGTTTGATGGCGGCCCCGAGGGCGAAGGCGAGAACGACAACGGGGCCATGCTGTTCTTTCTGCAAAGCCGCGTGGAGGCACTGCGCGATATGGTGGCATCGGAAGCGGGCGTTATCCTGGCGCATCACACCAAAAAGCTCAGCAAGCAGCAGGTGAAGGATGATCCTTTCCTGTCGCTCTCCGGCGCGAGCGCGCTGCGCGGGTTCTACACCTCCGGCATGATCCTGTTCCGGCCGGATGAGGAAAAGACCGGGCGGGAATTGCATGTCGAGCTGCGCAACGGGCCGGGGCTGGAACCCATGCTGGTCGATAAGCGCAACGGCGCCTGGATCGAACTTGATCGCCACGGCGAGCGGCTGGTCAGGCAGGAGATCGGCCGCAAGCTGGATGCTGAGCGCAGCCGGCGCCACGACGTCATCCTGAACCTTATCGCGGAGGAGGCTGAGGCTGGCCGCCTTTGCACCACCAACGCCTTCTCATCGAAGTTCGAGAACAGCCGCGGGCTGGGCGGAAAGGACACGATCCGCGACCGCATCACGGTGCTTGCGACTAAGGGCTACATCAAGTTTCGCCGCGATGCACGAGATCTGGGCCAGCCCTACACCAGGTCCAAGAAGGGCTACCTCGTGGTGAAAGACATGGTGGTCGCCACCGCCGATGAAGTGGTCGACGCCGAGACGGGAGAGATCACACGGGCGACCCTTCCCGTCCTACCCAGCCATTTTCTCTGCCCCCAAAGCGAGGCCGTTCTGGAGGTAGAAAACCCGGAAGTGTGGGTTCTTCACGACCCCGAAGAGGGTGTCGAATGACCCTCGCAAATCGGCCTCGGATCGACCGAAACTGCTCCCGAAACTGCACAGTTTCGGGCCGAAACTGCTCACGTGCCGAAACTGCCAAACTGTTTTTCCTCAACAATATCAGTCGGTTCCAGCCAAAAGCAGTTTCGGTTAACAAATTCTCCCAAACTGCTCCCGAAACTGCTTTTTACTCAATAAATTCAATGCCTTGGAGCAGTTTGGCAGATTCGGTTTTTTCCACCCCCCTACGGGGGGTGTGCATGCGCGCCAAAAAAGGCGCGCGCACACCACACCCCCGTGGGGTCAGGGAGCGCG